TCAGCAAGGGTTTCCTTGTAAGACTCAGAAGATACGAATGCAGGTAGAGTTCCTGCTGTTAGCGTTGTATCAGCAACGAAAAGAGCAGCGGCACCAACGATAATGTTGGTCGATGTACCACGAGTATATGCCATATTTTTCACCTCTACTTTCAATAGAATCTATATGAAGTTTTTGGCGGGTTTCCTCACCTTAATTATAACAGTATTTTTAGTCGTATAACTGGACTACTTCATTATCAGAATTTGTATATTCTATAGGTTTTCTATGATAGTCATACTCAATAATGAGTTTATTTGAATATACCGTCCTAGCAGAGGCTAGTTCTAAAATATCTCTAGTTTCATCTGCTTGATATACACGGCTATTATGGAAAAATACATTACGTCCTCCAGGAAATGCCTCTGGATGTTCTCCTACCCACTTATTTAAATCTTGGGCAGATGAATCTTCACGATCCATGCAGTCTGTAATAATTCTATGGGCATCAGATACTTTGCTTAAGTCTGTGCAATATAAATAATATATTAACTGCTCACGTTTTCTTGGATAAAATGGACCTACTCTAAACCTTACAAGTCTTTCATATTGAATTAATAATGGGTCACCAACTCCTGGCGCACCTATATAGTTTTTAAATACATCTTCAATATTAGTAGGGCTAGTAGGAAAGATTGGAATCATTTGTTCATACCCGCTTAAAATACCAAAATCTGTAAGTTGGGCGTTTATGTACTTATTTACATAATATGGAGGAAAGGCTGTGTCATTTACTGTAAACATAGTACTATTCTACCTCAACCTTTGCGTTTGCTATCCATTTAAATCCAGTGCTGACTCCAACACTTTTACCACCCTTGGCTCCAGCAGCAAAATTCTTTTTGTATATTCTAGGATTTTGAATATAGTCAAATATTCCGCTTGCTCTTAAAAATCCTTGAGTAAAATAGTTTCTCATAAACTCATCAAAAGTTCTTTCAAAAGATCCTTGCACATCTTCTCCTCCAGGATTACGAACATTTATTGGTCTGCGTGTAAATATTTCTTGACCTCCTGCGGTAAAACGAAGTGCTGATCTTTTTGGTTTGATTAGAACTGGAATACCGTTTTCCATAATATAAGCCTTGTTATAAAAAGGAACTGTGCCATCTTCTTTTATTGTTCTTGATTGTTTAAACTTAGAATTTAATGTCAAACCAACATTACTTACTGTGTAGTTAATATCAAATAATCTTGCAGATGGGCTACCTACCTGATACCACTCATAAACATGGTGAAGGGCAGATGGATTTGCTCTTGCTTCTACATCAACATATCTGCTTAATGCATAAACAACACCCTTACCCATATTATCTAAAAATATTTTTTTACCTTTTTGTGCACCATCAATAAATCCAGTAGAGTACTGAACAATATTCATTATTTGTTTTTCAAAATTATTGGTGTTTAAAGATACTCTCATTAGTCTTGAACATCCTGATTCTCAGACCTGCGCCATAACATTTTATAATATTCTATATCATTAAATGGACCAATAAAAGGTTCTAGCGTTCCAATTTCATATATTGTTCCCCTACCTGCTCTTGGACCAGCAGTTTCTTTATAGATAAGTAAGTCATTGCTACTACGAATATTAGTAATTAATATATTAGTTTCTGCATTTAATTGATCAGTACTGGATATTCTTAAATCAGACTTTGTTCTTGCTACTAGTTTATCTTTGTATTGTAAAAATACTTCGGGCTTGATTTCTTCTGTACCCGCACCACCAACTGGGGTTGCATTACAGGTTACAGTTCTATCAAAAACCCAATTTTTATTTGGCTGTCCATATTGATTTTGACTAATAATTGGATAGTAGATATCTGCTTTCATTGGGTATAAAAAATCTACTTCGCAGGCATCCATTATAAAACTCCTGGAGTACCAAAATTTGTAATATACTTTTCTAGGATTTTATCTACTAAAATATTTCCAGTGCCATCTAAAGCGGATTTATCAATCTGAATCTTATATTGATCAGTAGAGTAGTTAGTAATGTATCTCTTATGGTATTCCATTCTTCCGCATTTAATATCATCAATAAGCATTAATGTTGCGTCATAAATATCATAAGGAACAACCTTATATCCCGTTTCTAGTGAAAACAAATAGTTAAATGTTTGTGGAAATGTAACACCTGGTTTTACTGCCAATGTCACGGGGCTGTCTTCTGTATCGTATAAATATATTGAGTCTGACTCTCCAAGTGGTACACCTTGTGGTGTTCCAATTTGTCTAATATAAGAGTCTGTCATTTGCTGAGTCCACTCTTTAATTATTGAAGTTTTATCTTTTGTTAATAAATAATTCCATTGTCCATCGCCTTGTGCTTGTGGACTATCATTATAATCCCAGACAAGTTCATTGTTTTCATATGCCTTTAAGATTTTATAAACACGATCCCAGATAGGCATATAATCTGAACCGTTTCCATTTGTCTCATACCAAGAACGCTCATAATAAAATCCGCCAGGTACGATGGAATCAATAATTGCTCTTGCTAAACCTTCCCACTGAGTATATTTAGATATTTCTGTGGCAGTACCATCTCCATATGTTTGCGCTAACTTTGTTGGATCTGCGTATGGTCGCATAATTTCTAGATTATCTTCAACAACTATGTCTGCTTGTTCACCATCAACTGATTCGTAAATTGCTAAATAATATGACTCATCGTATGAGTTAAAAAGTGAAGGAAGCGTATACTCTATTTTTGCACTGGCGGTTGATGTAATAGTCTCTTCTACCTCTACTACATTTCTAGAACTATCTTGAATAATTAATATATAGTCAGTATCTGGCAGTGGAACATCATAAGATATTGAAAGTGGATATGGTGGTAAGCGTAGTATTTGCATTAAATTTTACCGTAGTGTTTGGCTACCTCTTGCGGTGTTGCTTCACGCACAGATTTCTTTGTTAGCCACTTAACGGATGCCTCCTTTGTTACAATATTATAACCTTTTGTAAGGCTCCCCACACCACTCCAAAAAATATTACCTTTTGAAAAAACTGCCACTTTATCTTTGGCAGATTCTGCTCTTGCTTTCTTTTCTGCTATATCATCTTCTCTTGGAATAAAAGGTAAAATTGCTTCTAAAAGTTCTTTTTCAGTATTTGATCCAACTATATCAATATTATTTTTTTCAGCATACTCTTGTAGTTCAGCAATGCTTTTCTTTGAAAATTCTTCTATTACTTCTTTTGTTGTTGACATAATTCCTCCACTGCTATTATATCAGAATTGACTATTTATATAAAGTTTGTGGTTTTCTAATACCCGCTGGAGTTCCGCTTATTATTATATTTTCTCCAAAATTTGCTGTAGGAATACATCCCATAGCAAATCTTTCTGTAATAATTCCATTTGGTCCACTAATAACAGTTCCTATGCCTCCAGCAGCAATTGCTCCATCACCACTATGTTGATGTGGAACTGTTGGACTTCCTGGATATGACATTTAATCTCCTAATGAATAAGGAGGGCAGTTTTTACGCTGCCCTCCCTATATTAATAGTTTTTACAAACTATGCGGTTGGGTCAACTGCTGCATCTGCATAAGCAACTGCATCTAGTTCTTCCCATTGGATACCAAAGCGTACAAATACTGTGTACTCAATTGTATCTTTCTTTGGCTTGTACTCACGGTTTACAGTAATATCTCTCTGGAAACCCCATACACGGTTAGCAGGGAATGTCAAGTCGACATAGTCTGCTGGGTAGTAAGGTACTTCCATAACATCAATTCCTAGAACACGAGTTGTACGTGCTCCACCGAATGTCTGTCCAACGCCGTCTAGGTATGACTGACGGTTACGCTCTGTACCACCAGTACGTGGTGCAAACGCTTCAGCAATAGCATCAGCGAGTGTACCGTTGTTCTTGACGATACCAGCAAAAGCATCAGTACCTGCGTAGAACTTTAGGTTCTGCTTTAGGGCACGATACTTACGTGGCATTGCAAGGATAATATCCTGCATTACCTCTGTTGTCCAGTTGTTGTCTGTTACTGTAACGGATGCCTCATGTGCATCTCCGTCGTTTTCAACCTTGTAAACAAAACCTTCCATGATTGAAAGGAAGTTTCCGGTTGTACCATCGCCATTAATAGCAAGGTCTTCAATATCATTAGCAAATGCATTGGTCATCAAGCGAACTAGATGATCTTCCAACGCACCTCCTTCAATATTGTCTTCTAGTGCTTCAGTTGATACTTCCCAATCAAGACGAATCTTCTTGGTTGTAAGTTCTACTTTAGTAAATGTTGCACCAGCGTTTGTATAATCATTGCTTGCTTGTGCAGCAGCACGGATTACACGCTCACCAACGTTAACTTTCTCAAGTTCCATGGTGTTTGCTCGCATTGTAACTCTACGACCATCTTTGGCGAGAACTGTTGCATCCCACACGTAGTCGATGAAGCGGCGAGCCTGCTCAGGAAGTAGGATACCACCTGGTGTACCAGTAGGATTTACTGCGTTTGCGCCAGTTGTAGAACCCCATTCAGGAGTAGCAATGTTACCTAGGTTTGCACCAATATCAGATGTTGTTGGGTTGGTCGCTGTTGCGCCTCCAATATCACCTGATGCAAAGGCACCATCACCTGCGTGTTGGTGGCTTACGGTTGGAGCACCTGGGTAGTTTTTTACGATTTCTTGTTCCGACATATTGTTCACCTCCTAGTGATTTATGTTAGTTAAATAGGTCGGCATTTTTGAGGAAACGTCCGCCCCATAGGGATTTTTGAACCTGTTGTACAGGCTCCTGCACGATCTCGCCTAGATCGCCAGACTTGCGGAAAGCCGTATCTTTTTCAACAAGATCTACTCGCTTTCCAAACTCATTAAAAGTACCCTTTACTTGGCTTACCTCATTTGCTACAGACTTTACTTCACCTGTAACTGTTTCAAGGGACTTTGTTATTGCATCAACATTGGCTTGCATAGCCTTTACTGTTTCTGCAAGATTGCTCAAGGCATTAGTTAGAGAGTCATTAATTTCTGAAACAGACTTTGCAATTGATGCTGCTGTATCAACAACTGCATCTACTGCTTTCTCTGTCTCTTCAGCAACAGGAGCGTCTGCAACTGGTGCTTCTGCTTCTGCCACTGCCTCTGCTACTGGTGCTTCTGCCGCCACTTCATCAGCAACTGCAGGAGCATCTGCTACAGCATCTTGTGCTGGAGCCTCTGGAGCAACCTCAACATTTTCAACTACTGCTGTATCGGACTTTTCTAAAGTCTCTTCAACAGCCATTGTCTCTTCTGTCATAGGATTTTCCTCCTTTGTCATCTTAATTGTCCTAATGCCTTTTGCACTATCAACTAAGAACTTTACTGTTTCAATATCATTCTGATCTTCAACAAAGCCAATGTTTTTCATTGACACACTACATGTTGGGCATGACTCATCAGAATCTTTTGAAAGACGAACAATGTCGTCTGTGTTACACCAATAAACTGTATCAACTACGGTTTTAGCAAGGAACCCGCCTAGTTGTCCTTTCTCAATAGAAAGAACATTGGCAAATTGATTTGCTGGGTTGTCAACAAGTGACAACTCGTGTAACTCATATTCTTTTACTATTCTTACTGCTTTCTTCATTTCCTCATCATAGGAGTCCATTGACTTTGTAATATTTCCACCTATGGAGAAACCTGTTAATGTACCATCAAGAACTTTTTCCCAAGTATCTTGTGCTCCTTTAGAAACATAGGCTGATACATATACCCCGCTATAAAATTTTCTAACTTTTGGATCAAAATAACGATCCTCTTTAAAAGAGACCACCTTACCAACAGCAGTTGGTTGGTGCATTTCACGTAAATTGCCACGGAATTTTTTAAATGCCTCTAAACTTGCTTCTGCTGTTACAATATCATTTTGCTTATCAATATTATCAAGTGTTGCAAAACCAGAAACAATTCTACGCTCTTTATCGATCTTTCCGATAGGCATAGAAAAGCGAACATTGTCGCCATCAGTAATCCAGTGTGCTTTATTTATAGTCATGGCAGATTAATTATATCATTCCTTTATAATGTTTTCTCAATTATTGAGACGCTCTGCCTTCACCTTGTGGATTTCTTCCATCAATGGTGGCAGGAGAATCAGATACGTTATTTGCTCTTTCGGCATCTCTTTGACGGTTCCCCGCTAAGTTTGCCCTAGCATCAGTTGCTTGTCTTGGACTCATAATAAATGGAGAATTTCCATCGCCATCTGGTCTTGGAGGAAGGTCTAACATTTCACGAGCCTCGTCTGGAGTAATGACCTGAGTCTTTACATATCTTTCAATAATTTGAGACTGAGCAATTTCATCTGTTAGAGTCATCTCATTAAACTTAAGTTCAAGAATATCTGTTTTTTCTTTAATAATTTTATTGACCATTTTTTCTAATTGAGCCTGTGCTGGTCTGGCTACCTGCTCTTTGAATGTACGATCCTGTGACATAGCAGCAGCAATTGCAGCAGAGTCGGATCCACCTAGTTTAGAAATTGGCACTTGATGTGCTACCAAAATATCATCACGATTTTGTTTACGATACTTTTCAAATGAAGCCTCTTGAACAGATGCCTCAATTGGATCCATCCTAAACTCTACTTTATTATTATCTGTATCTCCAGGAAGTGGGATGTAAAGAGTTCTATGGTTCTGACCTCTTAAACCAGTTTGTAAGAATCTAAACATTTTATCTTCAGCATCAGCAGATAACTTAGCACCCTTGACTGTAATGATATATCTTGGGGCACCCTTGTTTTGGAAGTAATCAATATTGTACTGAGCGGCAAGTGAATCTCCAATTAATGAAGATACTGCTGAAATAATATCTGGAATTCCATAATATGTATTTAATGGAGAATATTCTTTAATGTGAATAATCTCATTTGGTCTTGTGTCTGTCGTCATTGGGTTTACATTTGTTGCCCCGAAATTTCTAAAATAAACAACCTTTTGACCAATAATTTGAACAAAGCCATCACGTAAACGACGAACACGAACAGTTGTAGATGGAATATGTCCAACATATCCTACTTCACCAGAAACTGTTCTACCTATTTCAAGGAATCCGTTTCCAGTAGCCTGCAAGTCAGTATAAACTTTTTCCATTGTATTTGTGAATGAGTCGTCATCGTTTAATGACTCAAGCCACTCACGAATTTCTAACTTCATTCTTTCAATTCGACGACGTGCTCTTTCTACTGCACCCTCATCTGAATTG